AGAGATAAAGTAAGCTAGAATTTAATCGCCGAGCAATCGGTGTCTTGTTTCTCCTTGACTTGCCGGGTAGTTTACTACCCGGCTGTTTTTGTTTTTCTACTACTCCTATTATGCAAACTATTGACAATAAAGCCCTGCTTTTCAACACAAGAAAGTCCCAACAAATAACCGCACTCATCCCCAAAAGCAAGGTCATCGCACAGCAAGGGGACATAGACCGCGTGCTGGTTAACTGGGGGTTTGACGAAGTGCAACTCTTGCGCAATCTAGGCATCAAGGATGTGCCTAGCCCCATACTAGGGCGCTACCTGTGGCCCGGTATGTTCACCCCGTTCAACCACCAACGAACGACTGCGGACTTCCTAACACTACACCCACGATGCTTCGTGTTTAACGAGGCCGGTACAGGCAAGACCGGTGCTGCTGCGTGGGCTGCTGACTACCTGATGACCCAAGGTAAGGTCAAGCGTGTGTTGGTGGTGTGCCCTGTGTCCATCATGGAGACTGCATGGCGTTCTGATCTATTCAAGACAGTCATGCACCGCACGGTTGCTATCGCCCAAGGCACACGGCTCCAACGTCAAGCAGTAATTGCCAAAGGCTACGAGTTTGTCATCATCAATTTCGATGGCGTCAAAGTAGTTAACAAGGAACTGATGGAGGGCGGTTTTGACCTCATCATCGTGGACGAAGCCAACGCAGTAAAGAGTGTCGTTACTGATCGCTGGAAAGCCCTCGCCGCACTGGTGCGACCCAATACCCGCCTGTGGCTCATGACCGGCACCCCTGCATCCCAATCACCCATAGACGCATACGGCCTAGCCAAGCTGGTTGCGCCTGACTCGGTGCCCCGATTCATGGGAGCGTTTAGGGATAAGGTAATGCTCAAGATTACCGAGCACAAGTGGGTACCGCGCCAAGATGCCCAGCAGATCGTTCATCAAATATTGCAGCCTGCAATACGGTTCACTAAAGCCGAGTGCCTAGACCTACCTGACTTGTTGTATTCGACCCGTGACATCCCGCTGACAGCGCAGCAATCTAAGTACTATGACGCACTAAAAAAACAGATGATGACTATCGCAGCGGGCTCAGAAATTACCGCAGTAAACGCAGCGGCTACGCTCAATAAGCTGCTCCAAGTGGCGCAAGGTGCGGTGTATACGGATGATGGGAGCGTGGTCGAGTTTGATGTCAGCAATCGACTGGCAGAACTGATGAGCGTGATTGAAAGCACCGACAACAAAATCTTGATATTTGTACCCTACCGGCACACGCTGGAGATGCTGCGCGAGGAGCTAATCAAAGCAAGCTATTCGGTGGAGAGCATACAGGGCGGCATGCCTGCATCCCAACGGGCCGAGGCCATCAAGCGGTTCCAAACCGAGGACAACCCCCGCATACTTTTACTCAGTCCGCAGGCTACGGCCCACGGGATAACCCTAACCCGCGCAGACCAAGTTGTGTGGTGGGGGCCTGTATCATCTACAGAGATTTACTTGCAAGCCAACTCCCGTGCCCACCGGGCGGGACAGACCAACAAGGTCACGGTGACCCACCTACAAGGTAGTCCCGTCGAGCGGCGCATGTACGCTATGTTGCAGAGCAACATAGATTTACACCAAGGTTTAGTTGATTTGTACAAACAAGTGCTTGACGACTAAGTTAGACAGTGTATAATTTCAATTGTGGGAAAAGCGGATGCTAGGCGCGTTGCTAATTGGGGATGGATTCCCGACTAGTTTCAAACTTAGTGCAGCGAGTACCCACACCATTTCTATTCAACGTAAGTCACAGGAGAAACACATGGCAAATGCCGACCAACTTGTCGCGGTCTATATAAAGATACGTGACGCCAAAGACCTAAAAACAAAACAGATGGAAGCAGAAATTGCAGGGCTTGATGAGCAACTAGGCATGATCGCTGACGAGCTACTGGAAATCTGCAAGACAACCGGCCAAGACGGAGGTAAGACTTCGCATGGCTCCTTCACACGGACTGTCAAGTCCCGATACTGGACTAGCGATTGGGACAGTATGTACAAGTTCATCCGTGAGCATGATATGCCTGAACTTCTTGAACGACGAATCCACCAAGGCAACTTTTCGGATTTCATCAAAGAGAACTCAGACCTCATGCCTGCTGGTGTAAATGTCGAGGCTAAATACTCGATAACCGTTCGTCGTGCTTCAAAATAAACTTAAGGATTTTTATGAGCAACTTAACTCTTTTCTCTTCCGGTGAAAGCCTCCCTGACTACCTGCGCGATGTCGCAGACTCCACAACCAAAGACATTGCCGGTAGCTCGGGCGGCAAGCAAATCTCTATCAAAGGAGGTGTGTGGCGTATGGTTGTTGGCGGTGAGGAAGTCGCCAAGAATGAAGATCGGTCTATGAACTTCGTTATCCTTGCAACTAGCAAGGGCGTGTCCCGTACATACTACGAGGGCAAGTATGAAGAAGGTAAGGATGCCAAGCCAACATGCTGGTCTGCCGAGGGCACGGTGCCAAATGCAGAGGTGCCTACACCCCAAAGCGCGGCTTGCGCTACATGCCCCCAGAATATTGAGGGCTCCGGTGATGGCAAGGCTCGTGCATGCCGTTACAGCAAACGACTGGCCGTTGCGCTGGAGAATGACATCGGTGGCAATATCTACCGTCTGTCGGTTCCAGCTAAGTCTTACTTCGGTAAGGCAGATGGGGACAAGATGCCGCTGCAAGCGTTTGGTAAATTCTTGGCAGGTCATGGCCTACCGATTACTGGACTGGTTACTGAGGCCCGGTTCGACACTAGCGAAGCTGTGCCGGTCATGAAGTTCCGTGCGGTGCGTCCGTTGACTCGGCCTGAGTGGGAGATTGCCAAGGCCCAAAGCACTACTGAGGATGCCAAGCAAGCAGTGGAATTCAAGATGGTGCCAAGCCGTGAATCCACTACCCAAGCTGCGCTGCCTGCGGCGTTTGCTGAAGCTCCCGCTAAGCCTATGGACGAGCCAACCAAGCGGTCTAAAGCTGCTGCGGCAACTCCTGCGCCTACACCAGCTAAGGATGTGACAGCTATCCTCAACGAATGGACGGTGGATGAGTAATGGCCTTTGCTGCTAGAGGGCACACCACCCACTTCATATATCGAGTAGAACGCGCTGTGGTTCACCCCGCAGTGCGGCAGTTGGCTACCACTTGCATTTCCAAAGACGTTCCCGTAGTGGAACTCGCGGCATTGTTTGGGGTATCCCGTGCGACTGTCTACAACTGGCTTATGGGGGCTACGGTGCCGCGCTCTAAACAGCTTGAAGCTATGCCAACGATTACAGCCCGCCTTAACAAGCGTAAGTAATCCCAATGGTGGGGCGGTGGGGAGACCTACCGCCCTTTTCTTTTCCAGTTACCCCGTGAGGCTATGTGACTGACTTTTTATCATCCATACTGCCAATTAAAGGCACGTATTGCACGGTAGGAATCCGCGCTGGAGTTGTCCGGCAGAATTTCCACAACACAATAACTGACGTAGACGTGGTTGGTGCCTCGCTATCAGCTATGGGCGTTGATGCTTACTTTGCATTGGCATCTTTCCAAGATGCGTCTAGTCGTAAAGCCGAGAATGCCAGCTACCTACGTTCATTTTTCCTTGACTTGGATTGCGGTACGGGTAAACCCTATGCCGATCAAGCCGCAGCGGCGCAAGCCCTTAAGATATTTCTCGTTGCCACTTTGCTACCGGAGCCCTACATTGTTAACTCGGGCGGTGGGCTGCATGTGTACTGGCCTTTGACCGAAGATGTGCCCGCAGAAGATTGGCGCGTCCACGCTAAGGCATTGAAGCAACTGTGTACACAACACAACCTACATGCCGACCCTGCGGTCACTGCGGACTGCGCCCGTATCCTACGCATACCTGACACCAACAACTTCAAGAATGGCACTGTACGTACGGTTCAGATTATGGTTGTGGGGCAGGCGACTGACTTGGACGTATTTACTGCACTGCTACCCGAACCGCCAGTAGACCTATCCGCAGCTAAGTTGTTTGGCATGGACGATGCCACTCGTGAGTTGGTAGGTGGGGAATACCCTAAGTGCGAGTTCAAGCGCATCGTTATTCAAAGCCTTACCGGCACCGGCTGTGCGCAGATTAAGTATGCAATAGACAACGCAGCTACCTTGGAGGAGCCGCTATGGCGGGGAGCCCTATCCATTGCAACGCGCTGTGAGGACGGAGCCACCGAGATACACGCGCTCTCCGATCAATACGCAGGCTACACCCCTGAGAACACCGAAGCCAAAGCTGCCGAGACCAAGGGCCCCTACACATGCGACTGGTATCGCAACAACTACCCTGACCGCTGCAAGGGCTGTACACAGAAGGTATCTACTCCCCTGCTGATTGGCAGGATTGTGGAGGAGTCTGAGGTAATAAACGATCAGTACATGATCGAGAAGCCCGAGGATGAATCATCCCCCGCAGTTGTACTAAGCATACCGGCGTACCCGTTCCCATACTTTCGTGGGGCTAACGGCGGGGTGTTTCGTAAGGTGCGTGACGCCGATGGTAACGAGGGGGAGATTGAAATCTATCGAGATGACCTGTACTTAACCGAAAGGTTTTTTGACTCCGATGAACACGGTAATGGCGATGGGGAAATGGTTGGCATCAACCTGCACATGAAGCGCGATGGGGTACGCAGGTTCTTTGCCCCGGTAACTACTCTGTTCACCAAAGACAAACTGCGTGACCTACTAGTAAAAAATGGCGTAGTCGCTTACGGTAAACAATTGGACGTACTTATGGCTTACTTTGCATCAACGATTCGTAAATTGCAGTCGCAATTCTCAGCCAATAAGACCCGCAACCAAATGGGCTGGACATCTGACGGTACAGGGTTTGTGATTGGCGAACTGGAGTACACCGCGCAGGGCACCAAGCTGGCTCCCCCTGCCAGCGGTACTAGGCAGCTTGCCGCTGCGTTCAAACCAATGGGCGCGTTGGCCGAGTGGAAAAGCATTGTTAATTTTTATGACCGTCCCGGATTAGAGCCCCATGCACTGACTTTGTTTGCTGGGTTCGGCTCCCCCCTACTTAAGTTCATTGGCGGCAAGACCGTCAAGGGCGCGTTGATTCATCTGAAACATAACGGCTCAGGCTCAGGCAAGTCTACGGCGCAGATGGTAGCTAACTCAATATTCGGTAACCCTGATGAGTTGCTGATGAAGCAGGACGATACCTATGCGTCCAAGATGCACATGCTGGGGATGATGAATAGCCTTGTGTACACCATAGATGAGATTACAAACGAGAAGCCTGAGAACCTGTCCAGCTTGGCATACGGCGTTACCAATGGGCGGGGCAGGCACCGGATGGAATCACAAAGTAACACCCTAAGGGTGAACAATACTACGTGGCAGAACTTCACGGTTACATCGGGCAATGCTTCTATTGTTGACAAGCTCCAGCAGTTGAAAAGCACTGCCGATGGTGAGTTGAAACGTACCATTGAGATATCCGTACCGCGCTATACCGACGCTACTAAAGAAGAGATTGACTCGGTATTCAATAAGCTTAATACCAACTACGGCGTAGCTGGGCCGGTGTTCATTGACTACGTGCTGCGCAACAAGGAGGAAGTCCTAGACCTGCTCCTGCAAATTCAACTAAAGATCGACACTGACCTATCGCTGGACAGCACCCACCGGTTTTACTCTTGCACAGGCGCATGCATGATTGGCGGCGCGTACATTGCGCAGAAGTTGGGCCTGCACGATATCGACGTTGCGCGTATCTACAAGTATCTACTTGAACTCATTACCGCCAACATTGCAACCGTCCAAGCCAGCGTAGGCAACGCAGATGTCACTGCCCAAGAAACATTAGCCGCGTTTGTAAATGAGAATGTCCGCAACGCACTGGTAGCTAACAGCGTATCCAAGAGTGGGGCACCTGAGCTTCCCCTTGTGCAACCTAACGGCCCCCTGCGGTTACGGTACTACCCTGACACGCAAGAGATGGCTATCCCAGTGTCCGAGTTCCGCAGGTTCTTCTCTGACCGGCAGGTGGACGTTAAGGACGCGGTGTTCCGGTTGGACAAGGCACACTTCATGAAGCACGGTGGCAAGTCGCACCCGATACGTATTGGTGCTGGAGCCTTGGGCGGCATGAGTGGTATCTTGGTGCGCTGCTATGTGTTTGACGCCAAGGCGCTTGGCCTTGACCCACTGCATTTTACGGATGATTCCTCCGGCTACTAGAGCCCCGCAGGTATTCACCATACTGGAGGTTGAATACTTCCTTGATTGGAAACGCCTGATACCCGGCGCGTCTTTTTTCATACCCACCATAGCTACACCCAAACAAGTACAGGAAGTACTTGAGGTAGCCTATGAGCATCTACCCTACAACTTTGTGGTCTACACCCGCAGGGAGTACGGCAGGTACGGGGTACGAGTCTGGTGCCTTAATTAGCAAACCGTTCACGGGCCATCACTTTAGTTTCGCGCACCCAACTTACAGACTTGTTCTCGTAGTCCAGCACCTTTGCCAGTTCCTCTTCACGCTTTTCCTTGGACATAGCTTTCTCGCCTTCTGCGCTCTCCAAATAAGTACGATACTTACGCAGGTCAGACAACTGCTTTAGTCCGGTCAACACACTCTTGGATAGCGCCAGTTCTTCTTTATGCTCTTGCATGAACGCACGCGCTTTTTCAATGTCGGTTGTAGCCAGCTTATTTAGCGTGTTCTGTATTGGGATTACCTTGGCCCGCAGTTCGTAGAACTCGTCCTTGGGGTTGGTCATCTGCGATGCATCGTAAGCAAAGTTACTCACCAGCATCCACTTGTGCATGGGGCGGTCAGGCCGGTTGGGGTGCAGCATGGAGTCTGTCACCATCATTACCGCAGCCGCGCTCGTACCAAAGTACCCCTTAAGGGTGTTGTCAATGATGATGGGCGAGACCTCGAAGCTAAACTCTTTGCTCATGTACTCAGCCATAGCCTTTGCCAACTCGGACGTACCCTTGCCGACCTGCATGTGAGGCAGCATCCCCTGTTGGTAGGTACCGATGAGTTCGCGCCCTGTGAGCGTCGAGTGATTAAACAGCGCTTCAACCACAGGTTTGATAGCAATGGGTATGGGAGTTATGCGCCCGATGTACTGCTCCCCTGCGTATTTGAGTACGGACAACACAGTTTCCGACGCTTGGCGCTCTTCCTTAGTACCTTGCCTACGCTGCCAGTCAACTGCATTCTCAATAGCCACCTTGATGACTGCAATGTCGCCGCGAATTGGTATCTTCACACCGTCGCCAAGAATCCAGTTGTTGTCCCGAGTGCGGCGGTTTAACTTGTCGTACTCATCGTCACCGGCCTTAGCTATGGCATAGGCAAGGGCTCCCGCTGCGTAAATAGACACGCGCTGTAGGAACATCTTACGTGCAGCCGCAGACTCAACCCCCATTGCGTTTTCACGACCTGTCGCAGCCCGATACAGTAGGTCTGTACCTTGCGCCGCAGCATTCAAGAATGGCACCGTGGTAATTAAGTCTTGGACAATTGCTGAAGTACCGCGACGATGGAAGTTAATTAGTTCTCGTGCGCGGGTGTTGGCAAGGAGTTCATCCTTGGTGTCTTTCAGCGTGAAGTCGTACACAGCTTTACGTACCGCTAAATCAGACCCGTTGGTAATTTTCTCAAGCCGGTTAATAATCGCTTGAAGAGGTGTGCGCTTACGCAAATTTAAGTCGTACAGCAAAGTGGATGCTGGGCTAGGTGCGTTGTAATCAACATCCCCATGCAAGCCAGTACGGCCAAACTGCCGCTCCATATCATGCGCTTTGGAGTCCTTGCCAGTCAGGTCGGCACCCAAGCTCTTAAGCTCATGCCACGATAGCTGTGCAAAATTACCTACAACGGCTCCCGCAAATGACAAGGGATGCTTTACACCGGAGGTAAGCAAGGCACCCTGAATATCGGTAGCTACCTGACCCACTGCGAACGCAGGGTTAGCGGTAACAAGCAACCTAAGTAGCTTAGATGCCTTTGCCATGAAACGTATATACGTAGGTCCT